GCAGAAATTTACCGACTGGTGACTAGGAGGATATGAAACATAACAACCTGGGGAACGCTAGCAACAATGTTTTTGTCAGGAGAGACTGAAGCGTGTTGAAGGAAACAACCGCTCTCCTAGTAAAATTACTGTTCATGACCTAATGAGTAAAAACCTATTATCTATTGTTCAAACCCAAAGCTTGGCGGATGCTCAATCCGTCGCAATTTTACCAACTTTTGGTGGCTCCTCCATGGGATTAAATACTTTGACCGCCGCCCGTATATCTACGGGGTCGGACGTTAAAGTATCCCATGGGGTTAAGCACCAATTAGTTGAAGAAGATTACGTTGCAAAACGTGATTTTGATGAAGAAGGATTTATGCCTTCTTACAAAATGTCCGGGAGGGCAAACAGGAAGCGTAAGCTTCCTGTTACCGATGCCCGGACTTTTAGTGAGAAAGCTAAATTCAGAGAAGAGAGAGATGCAGTTGCGCCTGCATCACAAATTTGCGAATTTGTCGAAGCAACTACCCAACCAGAAGCTCAAGATTTTGGTAAACATAGTACGCACGACAGAGGTAGTAAAAGTTCGCGAGCTCTTCTCTCTGAATTTAAGAAGTTGAGAATATCGGACGAGTTCGTTAAGGACACGTTTGAGAAATCTCTTTGGTATGCTAGAGAATTTTTTATGGAGAAGGTTAGTTATAGGTTGCTCAAAAAACCTACGACTAATTTGACTCCATACTTTGTTCTTTGGTGTAGAGGTAAATCTTTTCCTTCGTATGAAAGATTTGTGAGAGAGAGTGATAAGAGGGTTGTTCCTAACCCCACTAAAGCTCCTCACATAAAAGTTCGTCGATTGATATTGAAGGGATTGGCACGTACATGTGCTGGTCCCTTTTTTGATTCGATCAAGTTCTATCTTGCAGGAAAGACTATGGATGTGGCACAAGGTCGTTTTACGAAGTGGTTACTTCGTTGCACCGGTTTATCCGATGCAATGAAAGACATTTCAGACGATATTAAAAGTACGGCTACAGTGGAAGTAAATAAGTTGGTTAGTGCTGCCAATTTAGCCTCAGTTTCCATACTGCAGGCTCAAATGGCGGCTACTACAGCTGTTACTGCTGCTCAACAGACTTTTCGAAATGAAGTTGCGAAAGTGAATACGACGATCACAACGTCGGTAACTTCTGCGCAACAGACTTTTGGAGCTGCTACTTCATCTGCAAATGTGAAGAGAATCGGTAACGATTTGTTTTCAGGATTTGTGGATGGAATAGCTGCTCAGTTTAAAGGAATCGTTGAACCAGTGATTACTTGGTGCAAGAAACACTCAACTAGTTTGGTCATTACGACTGTGGTTGTTATAACTGCGAGCGTTTTGTATTCTTACAAAGACAGCGTGAGTGATCTCATTCACGTTATTTTTGGTCCTACGGTAGTTGATAAGATTCAGCAGGATGTTGCTCAATCTTTTGGTGTTCATTTGGGATTTGGTAGCATTGCTGCTTGGTTAGCCGATGCTGCTAAAAAGATATCTAATCTTAAGACAGTGATTGATGGAATCAAATTTCTTTGGGAAAGTTTGTTTGATTTGGTTGATTACGCTTGGGAAAAGATATATGGTATGCCTCTCACTTCGAAAGGTAAGGCCAAGAAAGGTTTATTGGAGGTCATTCATACTCTAACCGAAAGGTTGGAGCAGTTTGATCCTTCTGAATCTGCAAGTCCTGAAAAGGACATTAAGTTCGTTGAGGCATACAGAGAGCTTTTGGCAAGATCCAAAGTGTTGACATTTGATAAAACTTTGCATGTTTCATTGCAACAGTTGTTGTCAAAACACTTTTCTGATTACATGAATGCACTTTCTCGTATGTCCTTGGGTAAAACCAGGACAATACCTTTGAGTGTCTACATAGCCGGACCCCCTGGTTCGGGCAAAAGTACTTTGGTTCAACCCATGATTCAGTCTTTGCACGAAGGGGAGGAAAACCATGGGGATTATGATCCTAGGTGGAAGTATGATTGGAAAGCTGTTAATGAATATCAGGATACTTATGATAATCACTTTGCTATTTTGCTTGATGATGTTTTTCAGGTCACAGATCCAATGACAAGAATGGCGGAAGCAATGGAAATCATTAACATGGTTAACACTGCACCTTTTCCCGTTCATACTGCTGCCATTGAGAAGAAAGGCAAGACTTTTTGTACCTCGAAACTTGTTGTCATGACCAGTAATGACAATAAGTTTCAGGACTTGGGAATTACTGATGTGTGCGCGCTTACAAGGCGTTTGCACGTCAAGATATACACGGAGGATGATTTTCTGGAAACAGGAGTTGTTGACGTGGAGTTTTTGGAAGGAATTAGTAGTGGACGTCCTTATTGGGCGTTATACTACAAAGTTCCTCTCGAATTGCTTGAGACTATGTTAAAAGATGCTTTTATTTATTATCGAGAAAATCCAGTGGATAACACTGTGACTCTTGGTAATTTTAAATCTAAGTTTCTTAAGAAGGAGCCGTTGCGGTTTGGTGAGGAGTTGCCACCTCACGGGTTTACTCGTGGGGATAGACAGCCTTTACCGGAGGATGAGATTAAGTCTGCTTTGAGAGCTGAACCAAAAGTTTTCAAGGCAAGAAAAGTCGCACCAAAGACTTTTACTAACAGGAAATGGCAGGAGAAGCCCAAGAAGAAGGCTAAGGAGTTTAAGCCCCCAATTCTTCCCGACGGGGAGAATGAGGAATTTGACGAGGAAGCAGGAGAGGCGGGTTATTTCTATGAGAAGAAGCCAGATGAGGCGCAAGGTCAATGTGAAGTTCAGGTACCACTGATGCACGGTTTTGCGCTTCTAAAACTGGAAGATTTTCCTAAGGAGTATGCCTATTGGAGTTCTAAGGAAGTCTGGTCAAGCATGCGGATGTGTTTGAGCTATATGTCACACAAAGGCGATCCTGACAGGCTTTCTTTTGACTGTGAGTATGTTGAAAACATGGAGGCAATGCGTCGCTCGAGGAGAGAATTGCTTAAATGGATGAAACAAAACAAGGTAGAGAATTGCGTCAAAGGCAAGGAGGAAGACTACATGATGGAGTATTGTTTTAGGCTTTTTCTGAAATACTATCCCGAAAGGGTTAAGTTTTCAGAACAAGCTGAAGAGTATTATGACAAAGGTTTGGAAAGTACCAAGACTGTTGGATTTCCGGATGAGTTTCTCCCGAAACTAGTTGAGTTGTCTTCTTGGTATTCGGCCTACCGAAATTTTTCTCACAAGTTTTGGATGGTTTCTGTGCCTAAGTTTCTTGAGGATTACAACGAGAGTATTGCATTGCAATTTGGCGTGGGAGTCGCTTTCTACATTTTGTTGAAAGCGGCGATTTATGCTGTTAAGTGTGCAGTGTCTTTGGTTTGGGGTCCTAATGACAAGCCTATTGATGATGCACAATCTGAGGACAAGTTTATCTCTCGCGTTCAAAAAGAGAGAGCTAAAGCTGTTCGAAGGGCTCAAGGGCGTAAGGCTCAGGTCAAGGATGTGGCGCAAAGTTTTGATGCTCTGCCGGAAAACGCGAGGGCTGATTTGGCGAAGGTCATATCGGGTAATTTGCCTTATAAAGTAAGTTATTCGACAGCCGATGGTACGGAGGTTCAGGGAGGATGGATTTTGTTTGTTCGCGGGGGCATGTCCGTTACGACTTTGCATGGTTTCAAGAGAGACAAGGAAGGTAATTTCTTGCCTGGTAAGGGAGTCATTCAAGCCCAGGAGGAGAAACTCGTTTTTGATCCACGTATCATGCAGGATGAAGGTAGGATTTTTGCGGATGTAAATAAGGATTTGTGTTGGATGATACATACTACTTTTGAGGGACCGGATTTGAGGAGGTTGTTTAGAGATAGAGTCTCCGACCCCGATAATTTGGTTACCGCATTAGTGGATGCGTCAAACAGCATGTTTTCTAGTTATACTACTCAGGTAACTTCAGTAGGTACACACGACTACTTGAATGGATCTGAAGTTGTTACTGTCAAAGGTGCTTTCATTGCTGACGGCATACCGGGTGCAGGTGGCGATTGTGGCAGAGTTTTCTTTGAAAAGGGAGACACTGAAATAAACGTCGTCGGTATTCATGTGGCAGGCCAGCGTGGTAGGTCCATAGTGGTGCATATAACAAAAAACATGGTCTCTGACGTGTTGACGTATTTTCAAAAGACGTTACACGGGAGTGACAAGGTTTATTTGTTCCCTTTGCAGGAGGTGGACAAGGCTCATGGAGGTATGGTTAAGTGTAAGATCGGTTCCTACAACGGATGGCCCGTAGTTGGAGAAATCGGTAAGACGCATTACACACCTTCAAAATCTAGTTTTACGCAATCCATATTTGTTGATCCGCATTATGGAGAGCCATTATTGGATGTTGATACGTATCCAGCTCTTCTTGCTCCTAAAGGAGGAGTTGATCCGTTAAAACGTTATTCGGAAAATTTTGTTGGGAAAGAGTCTAAGGATTATTTCCCCCACATGAAGGATCCGAAAATGTGGGCTGGGGTTTTTCCAAAGTCTTCTTATGGTAAGAAGTACCAAAAACTCACCTTTGAAGATGTTGTTTATAACCCTCGCAATTTTGGTCTGGAGCCTATTGATAAGACTACGTCACCTGGTGGTCGTTGGTCTTTGATTGGGGTTAATAGATCTCAGTTGTTAGATGTTGAAAGTCCCTGGCATCAGAAATTGCGTCAAGAAGTTTCTGACATAGAAACCTGTTTGGATAATGGTGAGATTCCTTGTGAGTTTCATATTTTGCATCCTAAAGACGAGCCCAAAAATTTGCAGAAAGTAATTTCGGGAGATACTAGATTTTTCCTGATAGGCTCTTTGCAGATGCAGATCGTTTTTCGTATGTACTTTGGATGGTTCCTTTCTCAACAGCAGAAATGGCGGAGAGAAGTTGATATTCAAGTAGGTATCAATCCTTATTCCGAGGATTGGGATTTGTTTGCGCGTCTTTTTGAAGGCAAAGCGTGTTCTGATGCTGATATTAAGAAATGGGATGTGAATTTTCCGAGAAGAATAGCGGTGTACATGCCGTATGTTGCTTCTTTAATTTGGGACAATATTCCGTTTCTTAAAATGCAGATGCTTTTGGTTTCTGTCTTACACTGTCGAGTTCTCATCGGGAAGTTTATATGCATATTGTTATTACTTCCTTCTGGGTTTCTTTTGACTGCGTGGATGAACTCTTTGGTAAATTCAGTGGCACATCGCTGTATTGGTAAAGAGTTGGCTATCACATTGACAGTAGGCGTTTTTGGAGACGATTCGGTCGTGGGATGGTCCGAGATTGGTTTGGATGGTATTGATGTTTTGGCTCTGATCGTGGAGCTAAGACAGAAATGGTATGGATGGATTTCAACTTCAGCTGATAAAACAGGGAGCCCGACTAAAAAGGGAATTCTGCAATGTCAGTTTTTGAAGAGGGGATTTGTTAAGGACTCAAATTCTCTTCGTTATGTCGCGCCCTTGGATGAGGCTTCCATTAGGAAGATGCTCACTTGGATAAAGGCGAAGACGGAAGGAGAAGTTGTTCAAAAGTCGGTTCAAAATGTTTCTGTTGCTTTGATGGAGGCTTCCTTGCACACTGAGGAATACTTCAATAAATTAACAGGAATTATTGTTCCAAGATGGAAGGAAATTGCACCAAAAACTTTTCTTCCATATGATTATTCTACTTCACGATACGATACTTTACACTTAGAGTGTCGTTTGTTGTCGCAGTAATCATTTTCGGGGTCGGGGGGACCATAAAACACCCCAAATCTCTGTTGTCTAGCAAACAGCAGATGTGACTAGATCTTCGCTAAAGGTTTTTCCGCCTTTCTCGTTGCTGTCACTGGCAAAATGGATACTTCGGTGGCACCCCTCTAGATCCGGAGGGGTCCCAGTACCGGACAGGATTGCCGATTCTACTACAGTATCAAACACCTCAGCTGTGACTGATAAAACAACCACACCCACCCAAGGAGTAATGATTACTTCCACCGAAATTCCTGTAACATTGGGACAGGCAGTAGTGCCAACGACTACTGACATTTC